CATTTAATTTTGGAGATATTTTATTCTCAAACGCTATTACTGGAAATAATTCTGTGATAGAGGCATTAAGAGTTGACTCTTGCATACCACCTGATTTGTTTTTGTAAACTACTATTATATCTTGATTCTTTATAAACGTTGCAAGTTCAGTGGATTTTGTAGATAATTTTTCTTCTATTGATATTCTTTTCTTTTTTAAAGCATCGGATAATTTTTTTCTAGCATCACCTCTTTGACCATCAGTTTGAGCAAAAATATAAACTTTTGCCTTACCTTCCATTTTTTTAATTGAAAGGTCTTTCATATCATTGATAGTTTCAATGACTTTAGCTTTTACCGATTCTGAAACAGGCATTACTTTTTCTTTTTCTTATAGATCTTCCTAATCATCTTAGCATACATTACATCTGCCTGACCATAAAGATTAGGTTTCTTTTTATATATTTTAATTAATTTTTTTGCTGTTTTGTGATCTGACTCATTGTTCGTCATTTTTCTTTTTGAAATATTTGTTCAGAACCTCTATCTGATCATGATATTTTGCAATCATATTTAATTCTTCTTCTATTGCTTCTAATACGTTTGAATGTTCTCCGATACCCACAGGATTTGTCAAATATACTTCTACGTTAGCCTTATGCTTTGCAATATCACCGTGAGCATGTGCAATTAAAGCATTGATGATCTGTTCTCTCATAATCTGATAGTAAGTATATCTATTTAGTCAAGTGCGTCTAAGTCTCTACGAACGTGTCCTTCAACTGGTTTATGGTCTTTCATTCCATCGTGATTACCATCTTGTGGCAATTTACCTGTCATTAAATACACAACAGTGTCTATACATCCTTGAAGATAATGATATTGTTCATTTAATTCTTCCCAAGCTGGACACTTCTCTGTTAAATTATTTCTTTTAATTAAGACCTGATTTGTTCTTTTTGTAAATCTTTCAAGTAGTTGTTCGTAAGATTCTGTTGTTTTCATTTGTCATCTTCGTGTGTTGGTTTACCAAAAGTTTTGTAAGCAAGTTGTTCTTTTAAAAACGCAATTTGTGCTTTCAATTGACTATTCTCATTCTGAAGAACTTCAATTTCTGCTTCATAAACATGTATCATAGTTTTTTTATCTGTCATTTGCTGCACGGTTTTCAGAATAGTGAACATCAAAATCTCCACCAGGATATCTCTTCTTTAACTTCTCAACGTTACCTTCAATGACTTCATCTAGAGTTACATTCAAGGCAGCACACGCTTGCATCACATACCACATAACGTCACCCAACTCAATAATAAGATGTTCTCGATTATCGTCGTTCCAAGGCTTACCTTGGAAAACCATCTTCTTAACGATCTCCATAAATTCACCACCTTCAGCACTAATGCCAACAGCAGCAGTAAGAAGCCTGTGAATATTGGCACCTTTTCCGTCAAGGGAACTAATACTCTCAATAAAGCATTGATAATCTTTACTGGAATCGGATGTGACACCATCCACGAATAGAGCGTACTTATCAAAGTCAATTTGTTTTGTCATTAAAATTTAAATTCTGCGAAAGATTTCTTTGGAGATTTCTCCTCTACATTATACTCTTCGTCTTTTTTGTTGTCAAGTATATCGTCTTGTGCTTGTTGTTCACAATCATATAATCTCATCTTTGCACGATCAACTCCTACAACAAACCTCTTGTATATGGTCGGGTCGTTGTAACGATTCTTAAGTTGTTTGACCATTATCTGCCCCAACCCCTCAAGCTCCTCCGTACTAATAAGAGCAAACATAAGATCAGCAGTGGCAGGTAAACCGAAGGACTCACTTGTGTCAGTAAGATCGACATCACTACTACCATAGCCAGAGCGAGTCGTCTGAGTAGCGGAGAGGATAGGTACATTAGCCTCAACTGCAAGACCACGGAGTTCTTCCGCAATCGCTTTAATATAGGAGTAAGAATTGACATTAGATCCAGTCCTGTAACGAGAAGATGCACATATATTTAAGTAATCTACAAATATTATATCAGGTTTAAAAGATTTTTTCAACGCTAGTTCGTTTAAAAGTGCTTTGAAATGTCCTGAGTGTGCTGCTGCAGTTGGATATTCTTTGATAATTAACTGACCTTGTGTCTTCTTTGCAATCTTTGCAACCTTCTTATCAAACATAGGTTTTGGCAACTCACTTAAATTTTGAATCGCTGTGTTTAGTAAGTTTGCATCAATTCTTTCAGCAATTTTCTCCTCTGCCATTTCTAATGTAATATATAAAACATTTTTTCCTTGAAGTAAAACTGAACTGGCAAAGTGACACATGAATAAAGATTTACCAACACCTGTACCAGCCAACGCGATGTTAAGAGTCTTATTCGGCAAACCACCTTTGGTAATTTTATTAAAGTATTCAAGATCAAAGGGTATCTTGTCTTCTGTTCTGTGGTAATACTCGTATCTGTCATCAGAGTTTAGTATGTAATCATGTCCAATATTATTATCGAAAGAAACAGCAAGTGCATCAGAAAGAATTGAAGGAATCGCATCACGATTTCTTTTTTCGTCATTACCATCTGCAATATGGATTGACTCCATCAAGGCAAGGTATATTGCACGGTCACGACACCACTTCTCAGTTGTATCTAACAACCATTGATTATCTATTGGTGAGTCATTTAATTCTTTACTAATATCATTGATATTCTTAACTTCTTCTGCTGTTAAGTCTGTTCGATTTTCTACCTCAATGTTAAGTGCTTCAAGAGTTATAGCAGAATCATATTTTGTAATAAAAGAAACAATTTCATCGAATATAATCTTTTCACTTCTTTCTTCAAAGAAATCAGATTGAATAAATGGAATTGTTTTACGAGCAAATTCTTCATTAAAAACAAGATTCCGAAGAATTGTAGTTTCAATTCGTTCCATATAAGAATGTAGTTTTTGAGATTTCGTCTAATTTATCTAATACTTCTTGTGTAAAGTATTTTTCTGGTTCGGCATATATTTGTTTTGCATATATTTTTTTGCCATCGATTTCATATCTACCGGCAACATTCTTCCACATACCACCAAGTTCTCCCAAATCAAGAAGACCGTAGTATCTGTCAAGACCTCTTTCATCAAAGTAAAGTCTTATCTCTACTTGTTTATTTTCTTTTGAGAGTCTACTTTTAGCCGTCTTAGCTTTAATAATGTTTCCAACAACCTCTGTCTTATCCTTTTCCTTTTTTTTGCTGAGATAAATGATCGTAGACGCGGCATACTTGAGGCCACTGCCTCCTCCCATTTCTTTAGTCGGGACATAAGATCCGATGACATCATAAGTGTGATTTGTAACTATAAGTGGAATATTTGCTTGACCTAGTTTTAATGTTAGCATACGAAATGCTCCTTTGACAAGTTGTGATTTGGTCATGTCACGAACTTGTTTATCATCCAATGCGTCTCTTATTTCTTTCTCTGTTGACAACATACCAAGAGAATCCAACACGAACATACAGGGTTTACGATTCTCTTCTTCTGTCTTAAGGTATATATCAACAGCCTTAAGTGCTTTAGTACGAAACTCTTCTATTGTAACGACATTGACAACAACAAGTCTCTTTTGATCAACTCCACGAGATGCCAATAGTCCTTTGGTGATTGCTGCCTCAGTATCAAAATAGAGACAATACCCATCAGGGTTAGTATCCAAAAAGTTTTTGACGACAGCAAGAGAGAAATAAGTTTTACCAGTGCTCGACTCACCAGCAATGGCAGTAATACGATTGCTGCTAACCCCCCCAAAAATAGACCCACTAATGAGTCCATTAAATACGTAGGATCCTGTATCAATGAATCTTTCAGTCTCATCAATATCTGACGCAATTTGCGTATATTCATCTCCTATCTCTTTTACTATTTCTTTTAAAAAATCCATATTAATTTAACTTTCTTATAGTATAGCATCAAATCAATCAAAAAACAAACTTAGAGTAAATCTAAACTTTGGTCCTTTTACTGATTGTGGTCTGATAGCGTGAGGTATAGACCCATCAAATAAAATAATCCTGCCTGGTATATACAAAGAGGTATACACTATCTCTTTTAAATCCTTGGGATTGTAAAACAAAGTTTCACCGTGCCATCCATCTCTCCAATCTAAGTTTACATAGTATAAACAGACTTGTTGTTTTTGGTGTATGTGTAGGTAATGTACATCATCAGGTCTAACTAAGTTACAAACAACTTTTGATAATTTAGTATTTGTAAACCAATCAGTTTCATCAATACACTTTTTAATGTGTGGTAATATCTCTGTTGATTCTAATTCGTCTGTGGACCAATTACTATGTATATTCAAATCATATTTTTCTGGTACATCAGTATCTTCCCAACCAAGTCTATAAGTTGAGTTAATACAATAATTCCACAAATTATCTCTTATTATGAAGGGAACTTTATCATCAAAAACATTCAAGTGACTCATATATTAGATTACCATACCATAAGTATCACGGAGTATTTTTTTATAAGGTCCATCAGGATTAGCATCCCTAACATCTCTCACTAATTTTAATTTTTCATATAGTGCAGTGTCTTCTCTCATAGTCAATGAATTAACTATGATGGAGAGTTCTTTATCGTTAATAGGTAAATCCATTAGGTAAAAAATAGTTCTAAGTTTACAGTTTTTTCGACATTCCAACCAATAGCATCAAGAATTGCTTTGAGTGGTTCCACAAAACTTTTTTCAAACTGTAGATCATAATCTACATACTTTTCAAGATCAAGTTCTTTAGGAAAATCTTGAATGAAAGAAATAACATTCTCTTGTATGATATTGGGTTTCTTGAGATAACAAAATTTAATCTTCTCACCATTTTGAATTAGAGAATACTTGTTAGTAAGTTTCTTTTTATTCACATAGTGATTGAATAATAGAGCACCACGACAATGTATTGGTGTTCCTTTCACATATATTGTAGTGTAAGAATAATACTTCTTCACATCAGAAACAGTTCTCGGAAAAGAGATATCTTCTGGAGGTAGGGATTTGAATTCTTTTCTTGACTTATCAATAAAGTCAATCACATCTTCCTCAGTTCCATTCATCATCAGTTTCAAAGCATCCTTAATCATTTTACGACAGGGTGCAGGGGTCGAAGACTTAACAGCTTCGATTCCCATCATCTTCAGTTTTGGTTCTTCATATCTAACACCTTCACTATCCCACACGTTTAGTATATATCTCTTCTTTGCAGTCCAAATACCACGATCAGCGATATTCTCACGCTTCATGAACATCTTTTGGTCATATGCGTTTACATAACTGGCCAACGTTTGATAAGAATCAGAAATATATTTCTCGAATTCCACTTCACACACCTTATTAAGGAACGAAACGATCCTTTGATCATTCTCCTCTCTCCCCTTGAATATAGTTTGTACCAAAGGACCCAAATTAAGATAAATGGAATCGGTATCAGAAGCAATAACATAATCAACATCCTCAGTTTTTAGTATTTTATTTAGATAAGTATTCATTCGATTTTCAATCCATCGAATCGAAACCTGACCCGATAGAGTGATTGCTTCTGCGTTTGCTAATTTGTAGTAACGAAAGTACTGATTACCGATAGCACCATAAGCACTATTAAGAGAGATTTTTTTCGCCATTTGTATATTATTACAGCGGGCAATTTCTTTCTCAAGATCTTTCGTTGGTGTCTTCTCATAATTCTTTTTAGCATTGATCATTCTCTCCTTAAAAATAACTCTTTCGTTATACATTTTCTCCATCAGTTCTGGTAGGAACCCTTTAATATCTTTACGATACATCGCACCATTCGCACATACTGCATAATCTTTGAACATTTCAAACGTTACTTGCTCAGACAAAATTTTATCAACATTAACTGATGGATGTCTTTGATCAATTAGTGTTTCTGGAGAAATATTATATTGCATAATCAAATGCGGATATAGACTATTCAAGTCGAAAGATACCACCCAATCATACTTACCAGGTATTGGTTCTTTTACATATGCACCTGCATATTTTTCATTCTTTTCTGATCTATTCTTTGGTGGAATTACAATGTTACGTTTCTTGAGATAATTGTAGATAATAGTATCCCACATTCTTACCTGATAAAACACATCGTTGTAATTCACCTTGGCATCATAGGCCATGGTGAGTGCCAACTCAATCAGTTTCATCTTGTCTTCCAGACGGTCAACAAGTTCTACGTCAATGATATTATATTCTATAAACTTCTGCCATCCCTTTGAATAAAATTCTTTAAACGTATCAAACTCCGAGTGATCAAGTTTTTGTTGACCTAACTCAACCTTTGCAATGTAATCTAATCTATATGATTCTTGTGCTTTGTATGTAAACTTCTTGTATAGATCTAGGTA